TTTTTTAATCATATACTCTTCGTACCGACTGCAATAGTATTTCATCGCATCGTAATAGTCTTCGTGCATCGGGAAGTCAATCATAAACTCCTCTACGCCATCTGCACCGGGGCGAAAGCCATCAAAGTGCATTAGTACTGCAAGGTGATCTGCATTATAACCGTATGAGAATATGTCTCCGGGCTCAATGTATACTATTTCTTTGCTCATTCCTCAGAAGCTACGCTGGTTGCCCAGTTCATCCACTTGATGTAGATGTCTTTGTTAAGATACGGCACCTCGCCTTGAATGCGGGTTATAGGATAAGCGGTGGTATTGGTGTATCCATCCTCATTATACGATTCCTCTATGTAGGTAATATCCATCTCATAGTTATATAAGTCAGCAACGTGGACATATCCAAGCCACTTAGCGAGGATCTCATCCGAGTTCTTTTGATCTGGATCATAATCTTCCAGAGCATCCCAATAAGACTTCGGCAGTAAATCGGCATCTTCAAGCCAGAACTTTAGGTCGTTGTAAGTAAAGATCATTTTATAGGTTAATTAGAAATTCAACAAAGGCGAGACTGCCGATAAGGCAAAAGATAATCGCAGCAGAAGCGATTGTCTTGGCGAGGTAAACTTTGAGTTGGTACATCTGATTGGTTTTTGTTACTTACTTAATTACTCCGTTCGGTAGTTTTACCATCAAAGTTATATTTGACTCGTGGCAAAGATTTTCGTAATACGCTGATTCCGACCGATTATCGTTGACTATCGTTTCTATTCTGTATGACTCTAAAAACTTGTCTCTTTTGTCAGCCCCATTAGGAAAGTAAGACGCTATCATTACTTTGGGGTACATTTTCTGTTCTTCAATAGTTAGCATAGTGCGTGGTATTTGTGATTGGTTTTTAATTATACCCAAATATAACACAACTTTTTGAATTACCAACAATCCAAGAAAAAAATAAATAAAAAAAAGAGGGCTACTTGCCCTCCTTCCATTTAGCGTAGCATATTGCTAACGCTTGTTCTGCTGATTCAGATTCGCCTAATGTTATCTCCATACAACGCTGGATGTAGTCGGCTTGTTTTTCACTTGTTTTGGGTTCTGGGATTGGCATAAAAAATACATTTAGATTTAGGGACACGATAGAACTCATCCAAGCCATTACGCTCAGTTGTTACTATTGTTTTAATTTCACGATACTCTTCCTTGTAGATCTCAAAGCTATGCGCCAGAAGTAGGGCTTCGGTCTCTCCGCATACGATCACGTACCAGAAGTCCCCGTATTTCTTTTTTCTACCCAAGAAGCTCACGGTATCAAACTTAAAAGACTCTGCATCCGTGAACGGGTATTTGTGCTTTACCTCTACCTCGAACCCTACCTGCTTATCCGCTGTGCTATCATAAGCAACTATGTCAACCTTGTAATCCTCGATCACCTTATCCACTATCGTGAACCTATTGCCGTGGGAGGTAAGCCATCTCATAACGACCTCTTTGCCCCAGTCATCGTTACGATCGTAGGATGCTTGGACAAACTTCCGGGCGTTATACTTCATAAGCCGTATGTAGGTCGGTGAGGTTCTTGATCCATTTAGCCCATAGTCTGGGACTGCAGGTGCAGGGCAGGTCATACTTATGCCTAAAAACCCGTGCGTGGATCTCTGCTATGCGTACCCTCTGAACGTGCGTAAGCTGATTTGTGCCGATAAAGGATCCGATCAGATCATACTCTTCCTTAGTCAAGCACTCCGGATTGTTGATCGGGAACATTTTATTGAACTTTGCCTTCCGAGCATCGCATCCGCAGTCCACCCCCGTGGCTTCGCTGAACCAATCGACCGCAGCTTTGATTCCCGTAGCGGTAGTGATTGACTCCACTACGTCACCCAAGCCCTTCGGCTTCCTTCCACGCTTTGTAGCTGGGCTCTGTTCGTTGCTTGATTTCATCTTTTGCTATTTTTAGGGTGTTGCGGAGTGAGTCTCTGGATATAGTGGTGCCTCGAGCGAGGCTGCTCACGGAATGCTCAAGGCTTAGTTTTAGCACTTCCTTGTCATACCATCTGAGGGTCTCGACTTGATCGTTTAAGGTAGTGAGTAATTCCTCGTATCGGGCATCCAATTCGTAGGGGTATTGCTCGTCTGTTGCTTGCAGCCATTCATCGAGTTCCGTGATATCGCCAAAGCTGATCTTTTGGAATTTCTTTTTAGCCGTGGATAGTTTGATGCATAGGTTAACGCAAGCCCGGTAAACAAAAAAAAAGTTAACCTTCCCATCTTGTGCGAAGTGAGTCTTGCCATCTGCCTCCAGAAGCAGGAGCCTCAAAAATACTTCCTGCACGACATCCTCTGCCAGCTCAAAATCGCCAGCGTAGCCTTTAATAAAGTTCGCTAACTTGTAGCGGTTCTCTATGTAAAAGGCTGCGATCACCAGACTACCTCAATGATAATCACAAACAATGCAAACTGCAGCTCCTGTTGTAGGTCATCGCCATCCATATCCGTGGTCGAGGCATAGTTTACTCCAAGTAATAATCCAGTGATCGGCCAAATGTTTACGTTAAAACTCATTAAATGTTTTCTTTAAGGTTAAGTATAGTTCTTTATACTTAGATAACTCTACTACGACCTCATTGAGTTTATTTAGTTCCTGCATCAGCCCTTCAAAGTCGGGCTTGTCGATTGTTGCCATAGGGTTTTCCTCCAGAACGCAACACGCTACATTGTAGTAATGCAGATAGTCCCCATAGATTAACCGAGATTGGTGCATCCTAACGGCATACGCTACGCTGCTATGGTCTTTGTTTATGGCCTCTCCTAATTCGTGGAGGCTTGCGTGGCTCCGGAATGCTGAAACGAATGCTGCACGGGCGGTGCTCTCTTTATGCGCTCGGCTTCCGTTGTCTTGGAATCCCAGACGGGCATAGTATTGTTCTTTAGATACTTTTAATTGGCGTATTTCGAATGGTCTCATTTGCATTTGCAGTGTTTAGCCCTGCCCTCTTTATGATTGGTTATTATTTTGGTCATTGGCATAGTGTAGTGCTTGTGATCCGAAAGTCTTTTGAACTTTATTTCGCTCGCCCACTCCACTAAATTGTCATCCTTGTCTTGGATTATTGTATAATCTGTCACCAGATAGTCCACCCCATCGACTGCAAAGCATTCGTATTTCTGGAACGGACTGAGTATCTGTTTCACAACTGATCCTCTATTATGCCCTGCAGCCTCTGGATCTCATATATCATTTGCTCACTATCGACCCGGAGCTTTGAGTTCGCCAAGTACATCTCGTTCATCTTCCCCTCCGTGAACTGGCGGTAGTCGATAAACTGCTGAAGCAGGAGGTCTGCATAGTGGCAGCTCATAACGTGATGGAGCAGGTCATCCTGTACTTCCCTGCCGTTTGCTTTGTCTGCTGCTTGCTTCGCTAACCACATCGCAGTACCGGCAAGCATTAGCTGCTTCTCCCTTATGTATAGATCGTGGGTGTCGTCAGAAGGGTACATCGCTCGCAGGTGTTTCATCTAATTTTATCGGCAGCAAGTTACGTCCATTTATTATAAACCCCACGTTACCTAAAACGCTCTGTAAGATTAAGGGAGTTTCGAGTGGCGTGATGCGCCCTCCGGACTCCATCTCTTTGACTTTGCGAACGTGGATATGCGTGTAGATCCAGTCTGTCTCGTGAGCAGCGAAGCGGTGGATCACGATCACGCAATCGCTTCTGTTGCCCCACTTGCCCCCACCCTCAATGTCTGATGTGTTTGGAGGCATAGCCATCCCTTCGTACTTGTGTCCTTTGTAAAAAGTCTTCCGCATTGCCTCCGTTACGGGGTGGGCGTTTACGATTGTCGTGACGTTATTCTTGTGAGCGAATACCCGAAGGGCAGATGCTACCTCATAATGGTATTCGTGCATCCCAGTCTTCCCTAATTTCTTTTGGTCGGTGGATAGGGAGTTATATGGATCGATAAGGCACCCGGTGTAGTTCCATTCGTTTTTAATAGAGTCCATAACCTCCAGAAGTTCAAAGGCGGTGAATAGCCTGTTGCCGTCTATGAACTGGAAGTACTCGTTGATAAAGTCCAGCTTCCTAAACATTATGCCTTCATCTATGCCTTGAATAGGTTTACATACGAGGAACTCAATCAGCTTGCGTTTAAGGCTTGGCACTTCATTCTCTGCGGAATAGATCAGCCACTTCTTGCCAAAGTTATACGACTGAAGCAGCATAAGGTAAAGCAGGGTGTGTGTCTTGCCCACGTTAGCGTGGCCGACCACGACTACGAACTCCCCATCTTTGAGTCGTAAGTACTGATCTACTTCATAGACTCCGAGCTTTCCGGTGTCATAGTATTTGCCTTTGAGGGCTCTCTGGAGGTATGGTAACGAAGATTCGTTAGATAGTAGGTCTGGATGTATCATTTATTCTGATTGGTTTACAAATATAGAAAAATAATTGACATAAAAAAACCCCTCCTAAGAGGGGCTTCACGTAACGGCCATTAAAAAACCAATCAGAAAGGGTCGTTACGATTTGCGAAATGCTCAGTATGTGAGGCTGGAGCTGCGCTCTGCCCTGTCATCCAAGCGTTAAAGGTCTCTGCGTTAGCGAGGATCGTGTTGACATCGTGTTGCGCAGCACAGGCATACTCGACTGCTGCTTTCAAAGCAACCTGTCGGATAATTGAAAGTGAGCGCTCATCGTTATTTTTAGGCGCAGATGGAGCTGATTGGTTATAGCCTCCACCACCACCAAAAGCATTGGCTCGTTGGATTTTCACCGTACCCTTTTCATTCTTGGTGTACTCCACCTCTTCGCCTACGGCATAGGGTGGGGTTTGGGATTTAGCAAAGGCAGTACCGAAGTCGCCATTGTCGAAGCGAACCTCTAATTTGAAGAGATCCTGCCATTGCCCTGTCGGGGTGATTGAAATAATTTTTGACATAGTATAGATTGGTTTTAGATAAATAGAATTGATTGCTGCTCTAAAATCTCGATACGAGCTTGAAGCTCTTGTATCTTGTTTTGTAGTGCTTGGATTTGTGCTTGTTGCACTTGCACCATCTCGGTGTAAACGTCTGAGGAAAATGATAAAGTCATAACTGATTGGTTTTAAGTTATACAAATATACAAAACTATTCCGATACAACCATACCCGTGAAGGTGATTTCTGCCGTGTCTTTTGGAATTGTTTTATCGTGAACCATCTTCAGCGACTGGACATAGGTTCGTGAGTCATCTTTTACTCCACCCCAAGTCTTAAATGCATCCAGAGCAAACTTAACCGCCATTATTGCATTGTCAATATCGTAGCGGTAGTTGACCTTGCATAAGATTTGTACATCCGTGATCTGCTCCAGATCATACTCCGCAAGCTGAAGCGTGACCTCTTGGCAATGCTTGGTCTTTGCCTTTGCCCGGACAGTCCAATGCTTAGATGCATAAAATGCATTGAGGCTTGGCACTTTGCCGACTACGACCTTGTAGCTCAGTTGTCTGGGATCAAGTATCCGCATTGAATGGCGAAATGCAGGTCGATCTTAGCAATCTCACCGAGTAGCTCTTGTTCTTTGTACTTCGCTTGTTGGCGAGCGTTGTATGAGGCTTCGCAGTTAGACATCAGCGTAGCGCATTCCTCAAGGATGAAGTCTATCTTCCGTCTTTTAGCAGGGTTAGTATAGTACTGCATACTTAGCTGTTGTTGTTTGGCTTCCTTCGCTTGTTGGTCGTTGCTCATTCTGTCGTTCAAGTTCAAATTTAAGGTGAGCGATTGCCTTCCGGATATCGTCACAGATGGGGTTGTGAGGCTTCTTGCCTGCTCTCATTAGGTACGTGAGAGCCGTTCCCAGATTATAATTGTCCGGCTGGAAGTCCATTACAACATCCTTTGCCTCGATCTTCAACGTCTTGCCGATGTAGTACTTTGGTGTCATTGGTCAAAGGTACATCGTCCCAGTAAATAAAAATATGGTCATTCATAGAATTATTTATTAACAAAAGTTGCGTATGTCAATTTTATTTCTTTTTTTATACAAGTTAAGTTAGTTAGTTAACTTAATCAACTTACAAGTTAACTTATGTTGGTAGTTAGTCAACTTACAACTTAACCAACTAACTTAAAAGAAAAAGAAAGTAAATAAAGAAAAAGAATAGAATCTTTGATTTGCGGGCTTCAAATGCCTCAAGGTATAGAACTATACCCATTTAGATATAAAGTTCCTTAAAACGGATGTAATGCCCCTTAAAGCGTATAATTACTACGTCAGTCTGTCTATCCAACGCTTAACGATGTAAGCACCCAGCAAAATAAGCCCGAGCATCGTAAGCCCTCCCTCCAGAGTCCAACCTCTCTGCTTCCGTTCCTTCGTTAGGATCTTGGTCTGCGTTACCCGGATGGTATCGGGCAAGCACGTTGCCTCAACGAAGACCTTTCGGTCGATGTACTGGAACTGAAGCCTTACCTTGTCTTGGTAGATGGTCGTGTCCTTGTAGAGTTCCAGCGTGTCGGTTAGGTACTTTGTCTTTGTTACAATCACCGTGTCCCTTACAATCACACTCTGCAGGACTGGTTTCACAGAAGCGCAACTGCTAAGAGCCGCAAGAGTCGCAGTCAGCAGGATTGTCCATATTGCAAGTCGGTTGGGGTTTAGTTTCGAGTTCATTGAGCCAGTTATCAAAAGTTAAGGTACTTGGTTTTGCCATTATGTTTTACTGCTTTGAGGATTTGTTTGCGATTCTTGGTATTAGAATAACTCACGTGCACCCAACTTGGCGCTTTGTCCGTGCCAAACTCCCAGATAAGCTGATCAAAGTCTAAATTCTCCCGGATCCAATTAAAAAGAACCTCGTTACCTCCATCATACTTTATATCAGCAGCTTGAGCCTGCACGTGCTGCGAGGTCTTTGCTCCCCCCACTTTGCTATTCACCGCAGGGCTGCGGTATGCACTCGTTACTTTCACCGCACCTAAGGCATCTCTCGTGGGCTGTAAGACGTTTTCTGCAAGGCTGCGGAGGTTTCCCTCAAGATGCTTGGGTAAAGCGTTAGGAAGGCCTGTTTTTGTAGCAGTTAGTTCTGCGAGGGTGAAGTTCTTGGTCACGTTTTTAATATCAAAAGTTGTCTGTTTTACACATTATGCTCATTTGAGTTTACACTTTGCATTTTTTGCATAGTGCTTAATGTGCCTTTAATTGCACAATTTGTAGTCATAATGTACATTAAAACGTACATTAACAGGTAAAGTGCGCCTTAATGCACATTTTAACGCCCCTGCGGTTTGTATTCATCCCACCACATATTGTAAAGGCTTTTGTTGGTGTCATCAAGAATACGACCTAAAAAGGCGTTGTTAGACTCTAATGCCTTAACCACATAATCGTGATGCGAATTCCCTTTAGGGTAGGCAGCAAGTACCTGCTCTTTGAATTCTTTTGAGTAAATCATCGCCCTTGACTCTTGTAAGGCTTAGAGTAGTTCTTACTCGCCTTATTGCTGCTTGCACTCTTGGAGTGCTTGCCTCGTTTCTTGCTTTTACTGATCCTTTGGCTTACCGCCTGCTGCTTTGCCATCTTGAGGGTCTTTGAAAAACATAAGTGCAAAAGCACCGACCATAAAAGTCGAGACCTCCGTTAAAGTTGCACGGCCTCCCCAAACGAGTGTGAAGCATAGTGCTATAATAAGAAGCCCCAAGATGGTGGTCTTGGGGTTCTTGAAGATACGCTCAATTAGCATCGCTCTTTAGTTTGAGGTAGTCCCTTCGCCACTTCCAAAGAGTGTACGCAAGTGAGGTTACCAGAACCAAAAGACCCAACGCTTGATGGGCGTAGCTTACGAGAAGCCCTGCTCCCGTTAAAGACCAAGACGTTAGAACGCTATCGGCTGACTCCTTTGTCATCGTTACTCAATTACTGGAGGAACCGGAGGTTGGCAGTATGCTGCATCGGGGTTAGCAACGCAGTACTCTGACTCGTATGCTGATTCCCAACCAGCGAAGATATGAACTCCGCAAGGCGAAGGCCATACGACATAAGGCGCAAACGAAGTTGTCATTGGTTCGGCAGTCCACAAAATGTCAACTGCGTACTTTGGTGACGTTACCTCACAAACTTGGTTGCCTTCGGCATCCGTTCCCCATTGGGTGCAAAGATGCCCGAGTTCCACTACCGCAGTAACTAATTCGGGGTTGTAGTATTGGTAGGTTTCGCCTTCGGGGTCGGTACCCGTTAACTCAATCTTTGCTTTAGCCGTTGCCCATTGGGTAGGCGTGAACTCGTATTTAAGTGGTTTCATCGTTTGTTGAATTATGCGGTTAGTTCGGCAAGTTGGGCGTTAGTTAAACGGGTCTTGAATAGTAGGGCTTGCGAGTAAGCCATATTTGCTCCAACTACATCGTACAAATTAATGACACTTGTCGCTGGTACGGATGCTGAAATATCGCTGCCAACTTGAACGCCATCAACATAAAAAACGTAATCGTTTAATTTGTACGATAAAGCAAATTTATGATTTCCAGTAGTTAAACCAAAAATGGGTAAGTCTATATTTACTTGCAATGAACCGCCTACAAATGCTACGGCTTGAATACGCCCATTTTGGTAATATCCAATCGCTAAAATATTTGAACTTGTCCCGTCATTAAGAGCAATTCCCGCATAATTTCCTGCATTACCAGTTATAGTGGTATTAACCTCCATAAAAATAGTCCCCTCCGTCTGCCCAATCAAAGAACTAATGCCCGTCTTTGAAGCAGCATCCGCAACCCTTGTAACTGATGCCCCTAATGTGGGGATGTACGAGGTGGCGTAGGCTCCCGTTTCAAGTTGTAATCCATAAGCATAGAAGTTACCCGAACCAAAACCAACCTCGCTAATTGTGCTTGCGGTTGTAGCGGTTAAAATGCACCGATACCAGCCGTTGCCGTAGTTAACCATTGACACACTTGGCGAACCCGTTGAAGTTGTGGCGACACCCGTTTGTAAATTAAACGAACCTGTATAGTATGCGCCATCGTATATGTAAAACAAAAACGAAGCGGTGCTTTGGTATTTAGCGAACACCGATAAGGTATAAGTGCCAGCCGCTTGGGAAGTTGTTTTACTCCAAAAACCCGTACCAATCGTATCAGCGTTTACATATCCATCGGGACTTGCGATAGTGTTTGCAGTTACTACGGATGTCCCACCGCTGCTCGTGTTTAGTTGCTCCGAGTACGTCACCAAATTACTCCGCTGCGGCTCCAAAATCAAGCGAGGGCAAGTAGACCCCAAATAATCCAAACGGGGTAAACCGCTAACGGGGCCAACTGATACCGATGCGGTGGTGGTGGCGATGTAGTCGGTTGCTCCGAAGTCGGAAACCTCAACTTGCGCTCCCCAAACAAAGATGCCGCTTGTTCCATCGCCAGTATAAGAGTTGGTACCATTTGCAGTTGCTGGTGCAACTCGCATACGAACCAAAGTGCCGCTTGCGGTGTAAGTAACAGAGCAGCGATACCAGCCATTTCCTACTGATGTAATTGATGCCGTAGCCGAACCCCCAAGAGTTCCTATGGTTCCGTTTGATAAATCAAAATAAGCATTCCGACCGCCAGCCGAATCTTCAAACAAAAACAAGAAAGAACGCTCAGCCGCTTTTGCGTAAACCGAAATGGTATGACCAACGCTATTTATTGAGGTCGGGGTTTGACCAATAATATGCTGCGATGTGGCAGTATCCTCTACAATCTTATCTGCCGTAGTCGTTCCGTTCGGTGCGGTTGTAGCGTTAGCGGTTACGCTTGCATTAACAGCAACAGACCACGAAGCATCGTTAAATTGCTCACTATACAAAATAAGATTAGTCCGCACCTTTTCAATTAGGCCGTTGCTTGCCACTCGGGTGGCGCTTGAGGCACGGCTGAAGGTTAGGTCGCCCGTACCATCGGTCGGCTTAACCGAGTAAACCTTTTGGTCTTTGTATCCCGAAGGAATCATTACCAGACTTGCGTCATCAAAAAAACTCATATCAATTCAAAATAAATAGTTGGTCAATTAAGCAGTCCTCTCCCTCCAATGTTGCTCCGTCATCGGTCATACGCTGTATATACGTATCAAAAATATCATAGTAGGTGTCCTCAC